ACTAAGGCTTAGCGGAAGAGAATAAAATGGCAGGAAAGTACGATAAGAATATTAAGATTACAGTTGATGACAATGGCTCTTTAAAACAAAAGACCAAAGACGTCAATAAGCTTAATAAAGCAGTCGACAAAAATAATAAGAAATCTGGCAACCTTGATAGAAATATGAAGGGTAATGCCAAGATGTCTGCTAACGCCTCTAAAAACTTCTCTAAACAAGCTCAAGGAATGCAAGGCGTGCTGGTTCCTGCCTACGCAGAAGTCGCAGCACGTGTATTTGCGCTAACTGCTGCTTATACCGCTCTACAGAGAGCTTCTCAGTTCGGAATACTACTAAAAGGACAGCAAGAGTACGCCGCTCAAACTGGTAAGAACATGGCACAGATCGCTAGAACTATTCAGAAAGCTTCTGGATATATGCTAGACTTTCAGGAAGCGTCTACCAGCACGGCGTTGGCGACTACAGCAGGTTTAACTGCTAAACAGATCGAAAGAATGACTAAAGGTGCTCGTGCAGCCTCGGTTGCTCTTGGTAGAAATATGGGCGATGCGATGGATCGTTTGACTCGTGGTATTGTAAAGGCCGAGCCTGAAATTCTAGACGAGCTAGGTGTAATTATTAGACTTGATAAAGTATATAAAGATTTTGCTCATTCTATAAATAAGACTACTACAGAGCTTACTGAGATGGAGAAGCTAACCGCACGTAATGCCGCCATAATGGGACAGTTAGAGGGCAAATTCGGGGACATCGCTACTAGCATACCTGCGGATGCTTTCGCGAAATTAAGCGCTAGTTTCACTGATATACTACTAAACGTAGGTTCTGGAGCTACTACTTTTCTAACCCCTTTCATAGATAAACTTGCGGAAGCAGAGAACCTGTTGAAAGGTATAATGCTGTTAGTAGCTAGAAGCTTGTTATCTAAAGTATTCCCTGTATTTAAGGACATGGGCGCTAAGCTAGACAGCTACTCAAAAACCCTATTAAAAGCAGGACAAACTTTAGAAAAGGTTAAGAGAAATTTCTTACTATCTTCCGGGGTAAGTTCGGTAATGCTAAAAGGGCAGGAGACTGCCGGCAAGAAGCTGTTCTCCCTTTTAGGGGAATGGGGTGGTAAAGCTCTCGGTAAAGCAATGGCTAATAAAGGTAATATGTCTGCGGCAGAGCTATTAGGCAAGCATATGGGTACCAGTGCGGGTAAAGGGCTAATGTCATCCCTTTCACATGCAAAGAGGGATTTACAGAGACAAAAAGATCTAGGAGTTAAGGACCCTACAGTGGAGACTCCGGCGTTTAAGGGAGCTACCCAGGCTCAAATTGACCTAATAGATAAGGCAGTAAATAGTTTTAAATTGTTCGGAAAAGAGATTCAAAATATTTCAAAAGCTTCTAGAGGATCTTTCGTACTTAAACTGGTAGAAGGCTTACATAGTGTAGGAGGCGCAGCCCTAAATGCAACTAAATATGTGGCAAATGCAGGTGCTTCCTTTATGCAAGGCGCTAGAAGTGCTTCCATATTAAAGGCTCAAGGTTTTAGCTTAGGGGCGATGTTCAAACTGCTAGTATTTAATACTAGCAATACCGCTAAAGGTATGGATAAGTTTAAGACTGAGTTAACTAAGTCATCTAGAGTAGCATCCGCGTTCACTTTAACACTACAGGCAATGAGTACTGCTTTGAATTTTGCGGTATCTATTCTAAGTATCAAAATGATGGTACAGTGGATAGGAAGAGAAATACTAGATTGGAATCAGGCCGCTACTAATGCACACAAGGCCATAGACGACCTGACAGATACCCTTACTGAATCTATGGCCGCTATGAAAAAGCAGGTAAGCACACGGGGTAATATAGGGGACTCTATTGCGGACTCTCTTAGGTCCTCAGAGACAAAGAATAATATGGCCAGTGGTCTATCTGAGGCTATGAATGAGGCTGTTGAAATGATGTCCTCAGAGGCACTTGCCGCAGATAAGTGGGGAACCCTTTTAGACGACTTCATGGACTCAGTAGGTATAGGTCTAGCAGATAAGCTGGAGGAGTCTATTGGAAAGGCTTTAACCAATTTATCCTTCACTATGTCCCCCGACGAGTGGCTGAAGTTCAAAGAAGATACAAGTCTTAGAGACAAACTAGTAGGCTCTATAGACCCTAACGCAGGCGCTTCAGAGAAGCTAATGGTAGGTACAGCATCTACTCTTGTAGGAGCGGGGGCACTCGCCACAGGGGTACTATCCATAAGCACAGCCTGGGGAGCAGCCATCGCTGCTGCAACAGGTTTCTTTGGGGTAGCAGCAGCAGGGCTATCGGCACTTATATGGCCTGTAACTTTAATTGTAGGAGGGTTAGGGGCACTTTATTATGGTTTTACCAATCTTAAGGAAGGAGTGTATAAACTTACTAAGACTTCTGAAGAAGCTGCCGATGCAGTAATATCTGTACTAGACGGAGTAAACGCGGGTACATTAACTCCAGAATTAGCAGTACGAAAGCTAGGCGATGAGCTAGATATGTCCAAAGAGAAGGCACTGTCTTACTATAGCGACTTAACAGCCGCTGCAAAACTACACGCGGAAGTAACTAAGTCTCAGACAGACGCTATAAAGAACTTAACTGATTCTATGGGTAACTTAGTAAAAATACGTGACAGCTTCCTAAAAGGCATGATTAAGGGAGGAGACCTTAGGGACTTCGCGAAGTCTGCAAAAGGGTCTATAGCTTCGGTCTCGGATAAGCTAGTTACAGATACTGTTAAGTTTAGAGAACTGAATGATAAGAATATGTTTGGAGCAAACTACTCAAAACTTCCTGAGGACGCACAGACCATTCTTAAACACTGGGATACTCAATTAAAAGTAGCCCAAAAAGGTTTAATAGCTATTCAAAATAGGATATATTCAGACGAGGAGCAGAAGACTAAAGATAAAAATGCGGCGCAGAGGCGTATAAACGATATTACTAAAATGAAGGGCACCGCTGAGGCGTATGAATACTCGGTTGTTTGGAGAAAGACGTACGCTGAAGTAATGAAGGCAGACTCCTCATTAACAGAGACACAAGCGTATAATGCAACAGCTCGACGTATGGTTCATAAGCTAGCGGGAGGAGACGCAGAGAAGCAGTACAACCTAGAACTAAAACTATCCTCGGAGTTAGAGGCTAATAAGTTAAAAATAGTAAACTTAGATAAGTACGGCACTTCTGCAACAGAAGCAAAATCTAAAATACTAGTAGAAAACCTTAAAAAAGAGAAGCAAATAGCAGAGGGTAGGTTTGCCTTCCGAATAGCGTCAGAAACGCTATCAGCAGAGGAAGAGAAGCAACTTCAACAAACTATAGACAATATAGATACTAAAATAAAGCACGCTAGCAGAACTGCAGGCAAATTAAATAAAAGATTCCATGAAGTTGCGGGAACCACACAAACCATTTCGGATATTCTCAGTGCTGCATTAGTGGATAATGAATTCATAGTAGATGCAGATTTCGAAGCACACAAAGTTCAGGTAATTGATACAGCTTTTAATAAATTAAACAATTCTCTAGATGAAACATTCCAAGAAACGCAGAAAGTAACTTATGCAATGGATTTATTGAGAAATAAATTTGGGAAAGATATCTTCAATACTACTTCCGGCATGAAACTTTGGAAGAAGTGGACCTCTTTATTTACCCAAGAGGGTAAGTTATTAAAAGCTAAGCAGAAACAAATCAGAGACGAGCTGTACAAAATAGTTCTAGAGTCTGACAATATAGGAATACACACAAACTTAGTTAGTCTTAAAACTGATATGTTGGAGCTAGAGATGAACGTCTTGGATAAGTCCAATGATAATATCAAAAAACAGACACAGTTAGCCATGATGGTATTAGCTTTTGAAAAGACAAAGAAAGAGTTAAAAGAATTAGAGGCTACAGAGCAGTATGCGCCCGTAAAACTATTCTTTGAAGAGTCCCTGGCGGGCATGGGTCAGACAATTAGCGGAGTAATCTCTGACGCACTTATGAGAAAGGAACCGGACGATGATCTATCCACAAAAGATAGAATACGTCTAGCTCTGGCACAGACAGCTTCGGATGCTACAGGAGAAATGGTTAGCGGCTTTATAACTAAGGGCACTAGGTCCTTACTAGCTTCTGCAACCGAATCCATATTTGGGAAAGATGCAGCTAATGCTATATTTCCTCCATCGGAACGAGATAAGTTAATGAAAACCTTAGAGGATATGAGAGAGCTTATATCTGCTCAGCTAAACCAGCTATCTAATGGTGTAATTCAAGTAGTTGATATATCTGACCCAGAGGCTCGCGCCAAGAAGGCGGAGTCGTTGGCGTATGACTCTATGTTTGGTAATACAGGCATAGTTATGAACTCATCAATATTTGCAGATAAAACCGAAAGAGATTGGTTCGAGAAGCACTTGTCTGGCTTCATTAAAGAGTCTACTACTGCTGAAGGGTTTGTAATGAGCAATTTCGCTGATTTACAGAAAAAAATTAATACAGCCCTCCAAGGTCGAGTATCTACTATGGATGAGTATCAAAAGTTCTTAATTAAAAGCAAGGCTGGCGATATTGTAAATAATAAACCCACAGATTCAGAAGGGTTTTCCTCATGGTTCAAAAACCTTTTCTCAGATACTACAAAGATAAGTGTTCCCGTAGGTGGAGTAAATGTCGGTACGGATATAAAGAGTATAAAGAAGGTATTTAGTAGTGCAGTAGACGCTGTCGAGGATTTTACGTCTTCTACAGACACCGCAGTACAGAGTATAGAGAAGAGTACTGAAACGGTTTCTGCAGAAGATAAACTGAAAAAGCTTGCTAGACCCTCTATGTCAGAGGAAGAGAAATTATTTTGGAAAAACTGGTCTAAAGAGATTCTTGAGAACTCTAATAAAAGGGTGGCTGCAGAGAAGAAAGCTCAAGATTTACTAGACGCTATACCTTCCAAATTGGAGCAAGCTATAGATAAGTTGAAGATAGTAGCTGTAACTCAGAAGGATATTTCCAATGGTAAGTACTTGCCTACTTTATCCGCCTCCGGGTACAAGGTAGGGGGGTATAGTAATGACGAGGATGCACAAGATATGCTAGACGTTAATACTGAAATCATGGGTAAGTTCTCAACAGGTAGTTACTTAGAGCAGAACCCAGACTTCTTTCTAAAAGATCTAGAAAACCTAAGAATTAGACTGGTGCAGAGTTTCAAAGACCAGCAAGGCAATACATTAGGGGGAGGGCTTAACCAGGAAGAGGGGTTACTGATTATACGTGATTTCGAGAGCCTTGTACATGAGCTAGCTCACAGCCTTTTTAAGGGCTTCAAACCTGAATGGAACAATTATCTTACTAAAAGTGGAGAAGACTACCAAAATTTTTGGAAGGAACAGAATTACCTTGCAGCATCAGGGGACGCTTCGGTTAAGAATGATATATTTGACTCATTTAATAAATCAGTCTATACCAAGGACCAAAACATAGAAGAGATTATAGTAAGAACTGTGGATGCAATGTCAAAGGCTCAGGTAGGTACTACTGTACAGGACGTAACTCCTGAGTATATGTGGAACTCGTATACGCAGGACTTCAAGGAAATGCTACGAATACTGGCTAATCCTACTTATAAGAGTGATAGGGCCCTAGATACTCTTCCTAAAGCTTTGCAGGATATTGTCACCAGTCGCAATAACGCTGATGGGTATATAAAGAAAAACGTAGAGCCTTGGATAAAAGTACCTGCTAATATCGCTCAGCAAATAAACGAACAATTTGAGAGAATGATATCGAGCGGAAAGGCCTCTTATAAAGGAGAAACTCTATGGCGTAGCCCATTAGATGGGTCTTTTGAGACTAGTGATCTTAAGAAGTATGGCCCCAACTCCCCGATTAACGCGAATGGTAAACGTACCCCTCAGCCTGAGTGGTATGAGCTAGATACAAGAGTTCGTGCGGGGGAGAGAAAATGGAAGAATAATAAGAGAGGCAAATGGCTACAAGATGCCCAGGACGGGCAGTCTAAGGCTAAAGGCACAGACAGTAAAGGACAAGGAGAGTTATTTAGGTTAATACCTGCCCTAGAGGGCCTAACCAAGACTTTAGATACTAAAGTGATACAGTCCATGAACGGGTCTATAGCTCTAGGCAACGTATTCGATCCTAAGAACGGGAAAAATGCTAGGAGTATGTTGGTGCAGCTTATACTACAGATACTTCCTACTCTTTTCCCCTCGAAGGAAGCTACTAGCGAGTATACTACGGATCCTACAGAGATGCTAATGAATGGGGGATCCTCTTTCAAGAAGAGAGCCATTTCAGACACGAATAGGCCTCTAGGGAATTACGGTCCTACGGCATCAGAGCTAGACGAGGGCAATGTTTTAGAGATGTTCTGGAATATAGGCTTAAGAATTGGAGAGAAAATTAACGAGGCTCTAGGTATTAAGGACCGCACAAATTCTATAGACCAAATGAAAGCACCGCAAAAATTTGAGTATACCAACCCTTATAGCGTAGATGCCGATAGTAACATAGGGCAGAAACTGGAAAGCATTGTTCTAAGTACCCCAACATTAGAGTTACAGAACGCAGCACTAACTGCAGCGATTAATGCTTCAAATGGAAGAGGCGGGTCTACTAAGGTGGAGGTTGTAAACCCTCTGGACATTAAGACCCCTACGACAGTATCTCCAGGCCAGCCGGCCCCCGTTACTGATCCAAAAGGGGATGCTACTACTAACCAACTGAGTACGGATTTAAGAAGATCAATGGCATCAAATCTTAATTCCCAGATACAAAATGATAACCTAAATGCCCGAGCATTTATTACTAATTCCTTATCTCAGGTAGGTACAAATATGATGAGCGGTGCAATAAATAGTTTTTTTGGGTTCGCTAATGGTGGTGTAGCTAAGGGGGGTTTCAGAGCCTTTGCAAACGGCGGAACTGTTACTAAACCTACTCTTGGTTTGGTTGGTGAAGGTAAGTACAACGAAGCGGTAGTTCCACTACCTGATGGCAAGTCTATTCCAGTAATTGGGGCAGGCGGAAATAGTGGAGACAACAACGTTACTGTTAATGTTACAGTAGATAGCAATGGAAACGCTAAGTCCGATACTCAAAGTGGTATGGACGGAGATCAAGCTAAGCAATTAGGATACATGGTATCTCAAGCAGTACAGCAAGAGTTAATGCAACAACAACGACCTGGAGGACTACTTAGTAGTTACTAATAATGGAAAATTTTAACTTAGACGTAAATGTAAGCCCAGACAGAGGACTAAAAACCTCTAGTAAACCCAGAGTTCTTACAGCTACTTACGGAGATGGATATGAGCAGCGAGTAGCTGCAGGTATTAATAATGTTCCCGAAGTATGGGAACTAACGTGGAAGAACAGAACTTCGGCAGAGTCTAACAAGATAATCAAATTCTTAGAGGAACACGGAGGAGTAACTCCTTTTGATTGGTACCCTACGGGGTATGACATATCTAGCACGGCTACCAGCGCTGACACTAAAAAGTTGATAGATACTAGTCAGTATTTTACTGCTAGATACTTAAATACTACAGTTACAGACTCACTAGGAAATACGGCGATAGTAACTGCAGTAGATAGTGCCACAAAATTGTCTCTATCTATAGACATTATGTTAGAAGCAGAAACGTATACAATATACCCGTACAAGAAGTACAAATGTGATAAATGGAGTTCCCAGGAAGTTCTCAGCGGTATTAGAACTGTTTCAGCAACCTTTACTAAAGTATTTGAGCCTTAATTATGAGTGATAAAATTACCCAAGATATACACGGATTTGAACCTGGAGCAGTTATTGAGCTATTTGAGCTTGATCTGTCTACAGGTTCAGCCTCCTCCACAGAACCTGTCTTTAGATGGCACTCTGGTATAAATGAAAATATGCAAGAAATTGTGTGGCAGGGTAACAGGTATGCCGCCTTTCCTATTGAAGCAGACGGTTTTGAGTTTTCTGGAAAGGGAGCAATTCCTAGACCTACTTTAACTGTTGCTAACATTACATCTATGCTCACGCAAGTTATTAATAGCTATGACGACTTAGTAGGATCAAAAGTAACTAGGAAGAAAACTTTTGCTAAGTACTTAGATTCATACTGCTACACAGATGGGTACCCTGTCGCAGGAGTATGTACTTTAGAAAGCGGTGGAGACCCTAGCCTTAGTAAGTCTGATTGCTTAGATCCAACTAAAAATGGGGGTGCTGTAGTTCCGGGAGTTACTACAGGTGTTGCTACTAATAAATTGATAGATAGCTCACAGAGCTTCACTACAGGGTATATAGGTGGGACTGTAACGGATTCAACTTCTAATACAGCTCTAGTATTAGGAGTTGTTAGCCCTACTGAATTAACATTAGATACTGATATACTAGTTAGTGGGGAGTCTTACACTATTACAGGCAACATACCGGGTACTTGGACAGTATATAACCCAGCTACTTGTGAAGCTGCAACGGGGCCAGGCATATGGTATGCATCAGCCTCGGCCGATGATACTGCACACTTCTCTGATGAGATCTGGTACATAGATAGGAAGGCCGTTGAGACTCGTACTCATATTCAGTTTGAGCTAACTGCGGCACATGACATTCAGGGAGTGAAACTTCCGGCACGTACTGTAACCGCTAACTCTTGTGCATGGAGATATAAGGGTGTAGAGTGTGGATACTCTGGAGATATTATTTTAAAAGCAGGCAATTTCGAAGGGACCACCACTGTAGTAGCGGGAGTACTAACCTCTGTAAGTATAGACAGCGCCGGCACAAACTATACAGTAGCTCCTACTGTAAACATTCTTACAGACTCGGATGCTGTAGGTTCTGGAGCTACTGCTACAGCTACAATAGCTAGCGGATCCGTCAGCACTATAACGATTACTTCTGGAGGTTCTGGGTACGGTAAATGTTCGGACTCTTCTTACACAACATCGGCGACTTGTGTGTCAGCAGGCGGAACTTGGGATGATACTCACCCTCCTCAGATTTTTATGGTAGGTGGGGGAAGTAATACGGTACCTGATCAGTTCTGGGATATCGCAAACAATACGGTAGCCTCTTCGGACTTAGATGTATGCTCGAAGACTTTTAACTCTTGCGAGTTGAGGTTCCCTGAATCGGTAGAAAGCCCTTTCGGAGGATTCCCAGGAGCAGGAATTAACATGGGATGATTGAAAGAACCTTAGAAGATTTTAGAAAACATACTGAAGCTGAGTACCCTAAAGAGGCTTGTGGCTTCATCGTTGGGGTGGGTAAAAAAGAGAGGTACTTCCCTGCTAATAATATAGCCGAATTAGCCGACAAGTACTTTATTATTGACCCCGTTAGTTATGCAGAAGCAGAAGACATGGGTACCATACTAGGTATCTGCCACTCTCACCCTAACGAGGGATGCAACCCCTCTGAGGCGGATAGAGTAACCTGTGAAACTACTAATAAACCTTGGCACATTTTAAGTTGGCCAGGTAACATGTTATACAGCTGGGAGCCCGAAGGGTATGAAGCCCCTTTAGTAGGTAGAACGTTCAGTTATGGTACCTTAGATTGTTGTACCTTAATGAGAGATTATTTCAAAAAAGAATTAAATATCGAATTCGATTGTGACAGTGGTCAAGATGGCTGGTGGGATAAAGGAGAGAATAGATACTTAGAGAACTACGAGAATCAGGGTTTTGTACGTATACTTGATGAAACTGATGTAAGAAAATATGATGTATTTTTAATAAAATTAGTTTCACCGGTACCAAACCATGCCGCAGTTTTCATCGGAGACGATAAAATACTACATCACGTATACGGTAGACTATCCAATAGGGAACTTTACGGAGGGTATTGGAGAAAGCATACCACGCACCACTTAAGGCACAAATCATTATGTTAAAATCAGTTAAATTATATGGGGAGTTAGCAGAAAAGTATGGCAAAGACTGGTCTCTAGACGTAGAGTCCCCTCGGGAGGCTTTCCAAGCCTTAGCTGTTAATAACCCAGGGTTCCTACAATTTATCAGTACTTCGGAACAGAGAGGGGTGGGGTACACTGTAAAGGTAGGTAAATCTTACTTACAAGGGAGAGGGGAAGAACTAGCCAACCCTGTAGGTAGACAGGAGATTAAGATAATACCTATAATACTTGGAGCTAAGAATCAAGGGTTAATGATGGTGTTGGTAGGCGCCGCTATTATATTTGCCCCCTATCTTATAACGTCTATGCAGTATGGCACAGCTTTAATGGGGGAGCAAACAGCTATGTTAGTAGCCCAAGGAGGGTCAGGAGGCGCTTTAATGGGAGGGCTAACTAGTGGTATAGCATCTAAGTTCGGAGCCGCCT